AGACAACACCTTTTGACGAATTTTACCGCTCTAAGAGTTTACTTTTCGTCCATTATCCACCCGCGCAAATTGCTTCTACTACTGCGACAACAAGCAAAGCGCCGCCATCATCCCAGGCAAATTAAAACCGAACCCGCTTCGCTTGCTCCATCGAATGCTGCCGCCGAATGTGAGTATACCTTTCGAGCAAAAGCGCCCCCCGGTCCCGGTGCCCCATCCATTCCGCCACCGTTGGAACATCCACCCCCGACTCGATGGCAACGGTCCCAAACAAATGCCTAAGATCATGCACCCGGTAACGCGGGAACCCCAGGCGCGAGCACGCTGCTTGCAATCCCCTAATGGGAGACTTAATAGAAAAGACCAAGCCCGACGCGCCTTCCCAACGTCTTCGATCAATGACCGTCCGCAATGGCTCGATGATAGGAACCAAACGCTCCCGCCGATTCTTCGTCCCCTCCGCATCTCCTCGGACCACCAGGACATCATCCTGCACATCCTCCCAGCGCATTCCCCGGGCCTCCGCAACGCGCAGACCGCTATAGGCAATCCATTCCACCATATCGGCCACCTCCTCGCTGCACCGCTTCCCCTGGCCCCTAATCGACTCGACAAGCTTTTGAAATTCTTCCGTCGTTGGGAGAACCAAGACGGGCACCGACACCGGCACCCGGGACAAGCTGCGCACCGGATCATCCCCGCGGACCCCATCTTCCTGGAGCATTGCAAAAATCGACTTCACCACCCGCAGCAAATCATTGGCCCGGGCGGGCGCTAACTCGCCACACCGGGCACTCCACCACTTTCGAAAGACATCCGGCCCCACTGTCCTCACCGGACTCGACCAGGGGAACCCCTCGCCTAATCGCCGCGCGCGCTCCTCATAGCTCAGGCGCGTCCTCTCTTTAAGCTCCGGGCGCATCTTTTGGCGCTCCACCCATATCTCCACCCAATCCCTAACCAGATCCCCCCGGGAGCCAATGACCTCTATGCTCTCAAATTTCTCCTTTGCTCGTTCAATGTAGCGATTGAGTCTCGTTTTGGCGACGCTCTGGCTCTTGGTGCCCAAGCTGCCCCTCCGAGACACTCCGCCGATCTTTGTGTGCCAATAGTAGACTCCAGACTTGCGGCGCCGGATTAGGTAGGATACTCCGGTCCGCGTGAACTCCATGCCCCAAGACAACCTCAAGCGCCGGAAATTGGAAGGAAAATCCGCTTTTGGTAGTCCATCCCTGGTAGTCCACCCCAAACCCCGACAGCCGCAATCCCTTATAAAACCTTAAAGCGTCCATAGCTCAACTGGATAGAGCAACGCACTTCTAAATCAGGCCCATTCTCCCCTCACGCGCCACATACCGCACAAAACCAAGGTTTTTTAAGCCCAAAACCCCGACTAAAAAACCCCAAATTGTCACTGAAACCGGCCTTCGGTAGTCCACCCTGGTAGTCCACCCCCCCGCTCGTTTTAATTTCTCAAAAAATAATGATCATTTCTCACCCTCGCCTGGCTCAAAAGATCCTTTTCCATTAAGCGTCTCCAAAACCCTCCCGACGTTGCGATCTATTCGCGAGAGCGTCGGAGATAACTCTTCAGATATTCCAATTCTCCCCTGGAGGCCCGCCACCTCCGCGCGGAGCGTCGAAGTTTCGGAATAATTCTCCTCAAGTTTTATTTCCATTTTGTCACTGCGACGTTTCACCTCGCTCTGATAACCGTGGATGATTTTCCAGGCGCCCGCCAAAATGCTCACCAGAAAAACCATTGCCGCCAAAAGAGCTTGGACCAAAGTCATTGGCTCACCCTGCGCGAAAAAATTTCCTAGCATTCTAAAAAACGTCTTACTTTTCCCAAATCACCGGGTCATTCACCACGGCACTGATCCCGCCGCGAACCGCTTGCCAATCAATTTCTCCTTTAATATCGCCATCCTCTCCCAAGGACACCACGCACGACGGGAGACCAAGTGAAATTAAACCCAAAAAGAAAAGGACCGGCAACCCCCCGACATTGAAACGGCTCTTTTCGCCATTGCTTTTGAAACTAGCCCAAAAAGACATTAGCGGCAAAATTGCCCCGGCTAAAAACTCAACCTTGTCCGGCTCCATGATTCCAAATACGACCAAAACAGATCCGCTTGCGGCCAGGACTTTTCGAAACACAGAAGAAAGGATTTCGCCTCTCTCTTTATTTGCGACGCACCACAACAAAACAGCCACGCTCACAAGGAGGCCCGCAATGCCCGCTAATTTTTCGTCAGACAAAACCCCCCAGGCACCAAAGGCCGCACCTATAGCCGTCACAACCTCGCGAAATTGACCTTCGAATTGTTTTCTCGTCATGCAACGACCCATGGCGTCAAACTATCAAAAGATCGCAATTTAAATATTTTGTGTTTCCTCGGGTTTTAGCGCCGCAAATTCGGCGCTTGTCAAAATTGAAATATCCCCATCGTCAATGAATGGTTGAAGCGCCGAAATATCATCGCCGCTCACGCGCCAGGTGGCGAGTTTAAGCATCAGCCTCCCCGAGTCATCATTAGCCACAATCAAATCATCTTCAAGAGGTAGACCTCTGACAGTTGCCCCGTTTGGATACCCGCGCGAATTATTTACGTAATCGGAAACATTAGGGAAAGATTCGATTGTGCAAACAAAATGAACCCAACCTGAGTCTAACTGATCTCGCTCTAGCTCAGTGAGGGCATTTTCTAAAATATTTTTGTCACTCATTATTCTAAATGTTTAAACATTTTAGCAGATTCGCCAGAGGAGAGAACGAAGTCGAACAGGTATATTTGCTCAACGTCAATTGAAGCATTTCCACTGGTTGAACCCGCTCCAATTCTAAACTTATTAGAATTTAGTGAATAGGCTCGACTGTCAGTCAAAAGATTCGCGTTGTTTACTTTTGAAAAGTGCGCCCCGTCAGAGATGCTGATTTCCGCGATAATTGTTTCGTTGTCGTCGTTCCATTTACCAGACTGCTGCATCACAGTAGCTCCAATAAATGTCCTTGCGTTTGTAGATGTTGTTCCAACTCCTATAAACATCGCCGCTGCGTTTGTTAGCCAATGCTCTGTGCGATACAAAGCCATCGTTGTCGGCGCGGTGCTTGAGAAAGTGTCGCCATTTACTGCGAATTTGATAAAGGCATGTGCTGTGTTGAGGTCTGAGCTTAAACTGTTACCAATGTAATCATTTGAGCCGTCAAACCGGAGGACGTTTCTGCCTATAAGCGTCGCCGGGTCAGAACCTGTCCTGTGAACAGTAACGGTTTGACCTGTCGAGCAAGTGAACGACGAGGCTTTGTGATCGCCGTCAGAGAAATCAATGTCCAAAACAGGCGAGGCGGTGTCGGGCGAAGAAGAGTTCCATATTTTAGTCGATAAGACTGGCCCGTTGAATGGGTAAGCATTCCCTCCGTTGTATGTTCCAACCTCCAAGGCTTGTGATCCGTTTACCAACGTCGTCGCACTACCCGAGACATTCGACCCTATTTGCTGCCACCCATTCCCGCTGAAGAGGTTTTCGTAAAACTTAATCGATGAACCATCCCGAATGACTCTGATCCCACCTTTCGCCCCATCCACGAGGTTATGCGCGGCGGTTGAGTAGTGGTAATTCTGCCCGCCCGAGGTGTTATAAAGAAAAAACAGAGTTCCGTTTGCCTGTAACCGGACAAAATACCCACCGGAACTATTCCATTTGCCAATCAACGTCATCGCGAGTCCAGCGTGCCAGTCTTCGGAAGACCCTACGAATTCCAAGGCGAAATCACCAAATCCATCAAGGTTGTTTGCATCGGGAACACTCGCGTAATTTCCGCTGACTCCGGGAAGATACAAATGACCATCACCGAGTGGCACATGTGCGCGGGGTTGTTTAGAGGCGGTTGACTGCGAAGCATTAGCGCCGCCGGATACCAGGTTTTGAAGTGTAGGGACCAGATCAAGATTTTCCGCGGCCGCGCCCCCTGCCTCAAGCATGGATGACTGAGCGGAAAAAGCCAAAACAGGTTCGAGAGACAAGGGATCGAACCCAAGCGGGCGAAAAAAGCCGGGAAGGATCGTTGACATTATTGCAGTAGAAGGACCGTGGCGTTCACATTATAAAGATCGACACAATACCAAGTGATTTGAATTTTTTCATTTGCCGCTAAGCTCGTAAAATCAGCAACATCTCCCGCGGAAACAAACCAACCAGATGCGAGCGTCAAGGAGCGCCCGCCGGTCGAATCTTGCGCAACAACCAGAGCGCCCGACGCGCCAGCAAAAAGGTTTGAGGGAAAACTTAAAGTTCTGTTTGCCGTCAAAGTCACCTCCGCATTTTTGCCCTGGGAGATATCGTAAACAATTGTCGCCGCGTCCGTCAGAGTTTGAGGGGCAAGACTTGCCTCAATCACATTATCCGGGGCCGCCGAGATGTTATTGCGGGCCTGGGATTTTTCGCCGCTTGTCAACGATGTTTCCGGCTCAAATGTCGTGACTAAATCACCAATCAAAACATTGCGCGGATCTACTCCACCCGAAAGGGTCCCGCTTCGGTCTAAGGAATTGTCGGAAGCATCAAAATCATAGGTCCGAGAATTACCAGCAACACCAGCAACTTTCGCCGTGAATTTTAGCGTGATATTTAGGGAACTATCCAGTGACGTAGTCGCGGAAATGTTTGCATGAGCCGAAGGGCTGCCCGTTACCGTAAAACCTGAGACGGACGTGATCCCGGTGTTTATTACGTCGGCAAGCGCGGGCAAAAAATCACCAACACTTCCGCCCGCTGAATATGTAATCAAAGCGCCAGATGGAGCGGACCCCCCGGCGCTTGTTGATCTAAAATGGATCTCATCTCCATCAAGATCGAGAGTTCCAGAGTCAGGAACGCCCGAGGTTGCGGCAAATACCAATTCGGCCTCTGCCGAGGTTCCCGGGACACCCCCAAGCAAAAGCGCGGGCAATTCTTCGCCCTCTTTAATGACATCATTGTGGACATTTAGAGGGGCGGTATTTGTTGAGGTATAACCCGACGCCGAAGGCTCGCGCCAGGTTACTTCCATCATCGCCGCGAAAAATTCTTGGTCGCTTGTAAACTCGGCATCAATTGCCGTGGCATCAAAAACGGGCGCGCCGGTATAGTAGCCGCTAACGTAGCTCATATTTTCCGCCCGGATTATCGGATCTCCCGAATAGTCCCCCTCTTTTTTTACCTCCCAAATGATTTCCGCAACGGATTCAAGCTGGACCTCTTCCGCGCCGCGGCAAAAAACAATTTCCACGCTTGCCGCGTCTCCTCTTTTGAATTCAAGCCCTCTCGGCTCAGACCGAACCCCGGGAGAGACAACAAAACGCCGGATATCAAGATCGACAAAAAGCTTCACACCCCGCCCTCCTTCGTCAATTGATCTTTCCGCGTCAACTCACAGTGACATCCGTGACCGAAAACTCACCCTGATCGGTATCAGTCACCGCGCCTTCAATTGTGACGATGACGCCACAGGCTCGCGGTTGCACATCCTCCGTGATTGTCCAAGATTTAGTCCCTGGTGACAAAGGAAGCGCCTCTTGCGTTCCATCAAAAATCACGCGCGTCCCGTCAGCGTCCTGGACCGTGATTTTGAAAACCCCCACAAATTCATCCGCGTCAAATGAATCGTAGTAAATATCAATCTCAAGATTTTTAGAACAGCAAATGCCAAACTCAACCGTCCGACTGCTAATCGTTGACCAGATCATAAATTGCCACCAAAAATCCGGATCGTCATCATTGAAACCTGTGTATGTGCCTTCGCTCCGGACGCCAGTCATTCCTCCCGATAAACAACAAACTCTTTCTTCAAATGTCGGGAGCCAAATTGGCGTTATCAAAAAATTTCCCATTTTTCTGCTAGGTCAAAATTAGGAATTTTTTAGTGACCTTTGATGGAGGATCTCCCGAAGTCGCGCCAGGTTGGCAAACGTCAAGCTCCATAGTTGAAATCCGGTTTGTGACGGATTTAACCAAGCCATCCGCGGGCACCAACAAATTTAAGGCGGCGCCGCCATCGTTAATCGACAGCGCGTCATCTACGTCATTTCCCTTGATTTCAATTCTGTCGCCGATTTGATCAACTGAAATTTCCTGCCGCGCGTCATCTGTTCCCTGCGTAAGTTTTCGAAACTCCGCTTTCGTTGTGAGGCCCTCGGCTTGTGTCTCCGCTTTCTCACGATAGACCTCCGCACTGCTCGCTCCGTTAAGGCTTCCCGGGTCCATATTTTCCGCGTCGAAATTGTGCTCAATCTGATATTCTCCATCCCACTCGACCAGGTGCCCGTAAATCTCTTTGTGACTTCTAAATTCGTGGACCCCATCATCCTCCTCATACTGATGATAAGGCCCAACACCGGTCCCATTTGGATGAGCCGCTTTCCAGACATACGGAGACAACTCAACATCTCCCTCATACCACTGAATCGCGCGGACCTTTGGAGGCGCCCCGGGATCGACCGGGAGAGACTCCAACTCCAAAATTTTCCGATAATGTTCACCATCGGTTGCTCCTCCCATCTCCGGAGCTTCGGGAATATAGTGCGTGCCCTCAAGCTCACCATCCGATGAGACATAGGTATAAACCTCAACATCGGATTTCACTTGGCCAGTATCGTCCAACTCTGTTTTTAGATAAAGAAACTCTCCCGCAGACATTGCTATTTCAGGCGCTTCTTCAGCATCCAAACGGACATCCGAACCTTCTTCCCCAACCCCTTCGACATAGACCATATTGTAGGTCCGAATTGGCCCTGGATCTCTTGGGTTTCCGTTTGTCACATAACCAGCCTCAATTTTGACGTAAAAAACATCTGAATCATCTCCAGTCCCCCGACGAACTGAGCGCATCCGAAAACTTGGCGGCGCACCCGCGTCGCCGCCACCTCCACCTTTTCGGAGAAGGTTGAGAGCCGTCCCACCTGGTGAGCGCCGAGGCAAATAGCCGGGGCCGCTTTTGATTTCCAAGGACTTCACAAAATCCAGCAGATCATTGAAGTCTTCCGCTTTTACCGGCTCGCCCGGCTGCACTTTTTGGGGTAGTTTCATATTTCAATCACTAAAAACTTATTCCGCATCCGGTCCATACAAATCATCATCCCATCCTCCGCGTCCTGACAATTCCCAACTTTCTTCGATTTCGTAGACAAGTCCGCGAATCCTGGTCCGCGCGCCAAGGTAAAGCCAATTTCGATTCGCCGCCACAGCCGGGGGACTTCCCCCGGGACTGTCAATTTCGCCCGTCTTGTTAAGGTTTGCCGGTAAAGATTCACTCACCCAACGCTTTGACCAAACCACCTTTGGATCTCGGAATGCCTCAACCCCGCTCCTCATTTTTTCGTAAAGCTCAATTTTGTTGTCCGCCCAATCGCTTGTGTCAATTTCCTTTAGCGTCTCCTTGTCGTCCTCCATCGGCGGATTTGTCGCCAATTCGACTGCCTCCGCGCGCTCGTCTGCGTCTAAATCTTCATATTTTGGATGCGTTGCCAATGGTTCGTCGCTGGTCGTGACCTCAAGATTATATTCGGGAATATTTTCGGGGGAATCTTCGTCGTATAAACCCAACGCGCCCGCATATCGCGCGACAATTTTCATCAACCCGCCCTCTAGCCCTTCAACGCTTTCGATTTGATCTACTGTCAAAAACGGAAAATCTTCATGGGGACTCCCCTGGGCCGGAACAACTCTCGCCAACTCGGACCGCAAGCAGGTATAAACCTGGGTGCCCGACCAGAGGCCCATTTTGTCCCTGGACAATTTAAGACCAAACTTTTTTTCCAGCCCGAGTCCGTGAAATGTGCTCATTTTTACAAATTAAAAAATTAAAACTAGACTTCTTACGCATAGACGGCCGGGCCTAAACCCTCCCGCGTGTTTCGCTCGATCATATTCAAGAGCTTGTTTCTTTCCCGGTCCATCGTCATCCCCTGAACTCCGCTCAAAGCCGCGCCCCCAACCTTTCCAAGACTCGAAACAATTGGTTTCAAAAAACCAGTAGCAAAACCCTCACCGTCCCCAGGCAAAACCAAGCCAGCTTTTTTTTCCTCTTCTTCTTCTTTGCTTTCGGAATTTTTATCAACTGCGTCGCGGAGCTTATCAAGACTCTCCCCCAGCCTTTTCCGTTCTCCAGATGCGTCAATCACATCGCTCCCATCCATTTCGTCCATAAAAGCCTTAGAAACTTCTCCAGCCGAGGTTTTTAATGCCTCAATATAAGAGCTAAAACCTTGCGAGCGCATAATTTGATTTTTCCCGGCCAGGATATCCTCTCCCGCTTTGCGATTGAAAAAGTTTAGATCGCTCGCCGTCGCTACGTCTGCCCCTTCTCGCAATCGCTCCGGGATCATTTGCAAAAATGCAACGCTCATTTTTTTCCCTAAACCAATCAAGATTTTCCCAACACCCGACCACATCTCGGGATCTGCCATCATCCGAATCATGCCCATAAACATCCGCGGAATTGCCGAAATCTGCGCGAGCAAACCAGCAATCAAACCCCGAAACCCTTTTACCAAAAAATTAATCAATTCTTTTCCGGCAATTAAAAGGCCATCCTTAATCATCGTCGGAATCGCCCCTTGTTTAAAAGCTTCACCAAACATCGCGAAGAAACGCCCCACCGCCGCGCCATACCCGGCAAGGTCAATTTTGTTTATGTTTTCCAAAACCGGCAAAAGAAGGGCATTTACAAATGGCGCCATCCCGACAAAAAAGCCCATAAACTTGTCACCAATCCCTTTCATCAGATCGCTGGAACGATCCAATTCCGCCGCGTTTTTTTCTAAGATTTCGGCTTGCCCGCCTACGCTCACGCGGGCTTTATCCATCGCGCTCGCATCGTCGAACATCGCGAGCAATTTTGCGCCGCTCCGCCCAAAAACCTCCATCGCAGTCCCCGCCCGCTTCGTTGGATCTTCCATTGCGGCAATTCGTTTTTGGATCAACTCAAATTGATCGCCCGGGCTTTTCGAGGCGATTTCGTCGTAACTCAAACCAAGACGGCCAAAAGCTCTCACCTGTGTCGAAAGACCGGCCCCCAGGTCAACAATCCCTTTTTGCATTTTGTTAATCAAAGGCCCAGCGTCGGCCGCGGATGCACCGTTGTCCCTCAAAGCCCGCTGCAACACTACCAATTCCCCCACCGCAATCCCGGTTTGAGATGCCAAGTCGCTTAGATCACCGCCTAAATCAATTGCGTCACGCAATCCCCCAAATCCTTTCACTAAGGCAACCGCGCTTGCCGCCGCGCCCGCTAGCATACCACCAATAGCCGCGCCTTTTGCAAATTTAGCCAAGCCACTGAGCATTCCTTTTGCTTTATTGGTCGCGGTGCCCAAACCGGAAGTATCACCCCCCACCTTAAACGTCAAAGCTGCCATGCACCGCCGCGCAACGTCAATCACTCAAAAGAACACCGACCCGACCCAAAACTAAATCGTGAGTTTCTTTGCTCACATCATTTTTCCGGCCGGGAGAAACCTGGGCATGAGTCAAAATTGAATCTGGTCCCAGCGAAAACTTGCGCATTAGATAAATACATTTGTGCGCCGCCGAATCAATTTCATGATCGCCTGGTGTCCGCGTGTTTGTGTCCCGGTCAAACGCGATCCCGACCGAGTAGCCATTCAATCCGCGATATTTACCCCACCGTGATTTCCCCGCGTGCCAGGCCCGCTTTGTGTCCCATACCATTTGAACCCGAGACCCATCCGAGGGATCAATAATGTAATGATATGAAACCTTTGATTGCGACTTTAGACACCAGGAAACCGAACCCGAAAAATTGCCAGCGGTATGGTGCAGAATGATAAACTTAGGCGCGATCTTTCCGCCCTTATTTGGCGACAAACTCACGCGCTCCGGGTAAGGATCATTCACACCCCGTTCCGCGCCGTCAAAAATCAATCTTCCAATCCTTCACCGTGACAATTTGGGCACCCGTAGACTCCGAGGTTTTCAAGATCAAACGGAAAGCCGCAAAAGGGACAATTTACCGAATACTTTCCCTCCCTACTCATTCCGTTTTTAAAAGATATTTTTCTTTCAGGGACGCAAACTCTTTTCGCATTTCCTGAACTCCCTTTTCTTCTCCCTCGACAAGCTTCATCACGCTACCATGAAAGATCCCGGCCGCGTGCATGATTCCCATCCCCAGCGCATAGGGAAGATCCCACAAAATAAATTCCGCGCTCCATCCGGTCTCCCTGGCAATACAAGCAAGATAATCGACCCACCAAACGGGCGGATCGCTCGCGTCTATCAACAACCCTTCGCCGCCCGCTTGCGGGCCGCCTTTTTTTTTGCCGGGGCCGCCATCAGTTTTCTAATCGCTTCAAATTCGGCCTCTAAAATTTCCCAAAAATCCGAAAGATCCTCCTCGTCCACATCAATCCCAAAAACCTTAACGCACCGCTGCCATTCATCATCTGGGAACATTGCCACATCAACAAGCTCATCCCGGGACATCCTGGCAACCATGAGAAGCTCCAAGACTTGCCAGGAAGTAATTTCGGACCCTTTCGACAATTCACCAACCAGGGGATTTCCGCGCTCCTCTAGCATCGCCAAACGCCCCCCGGATAAAGGGTAAAGCTTTTTCCCTCCGACCTCCGGTCGGTCCTTAAAAAGCGTCACCGCAACCAAATTTCTCTTCTTTCTTTTTTCGCTCATATCTCAATCAATCAATCATTTTACTTAAAACTCCCCAATATTTCCTCCTCCTGCCGCGCCGTCGCGTTTAGCGGCAATAATGCCACCGAATCGCCGCGCTTGATATAGGCAATCGGATTTCGACGTTTCACAAACCTCATCAACCCCGCGTAATTAAGAGCGCAAGCCATTGCGAAAGCAAATGGGTGCTCCTCGTTTTTTTCAATCCAATCGACTCCCTCGATCCAAGCTTTCAAAAGATCCCGGGTCCGGTATTTGCCGCACTCGCTAACCGGATTAAAATAAAATTGATATTGCTCCGGTCCCGTCATCCTGGTGACTACCCGAACCGGCTCCGCTCCTACCGGCCGAATGCCCACCGCCATTAACGCCGCCGCCAAATGAGAATCGCGCGTGTCAAAATCATCCTCAGACCCACCAAAAAACTCCGCTACTTTACTCATCAATCTCAATCACCCAACTCACTTAATTTTAAAAGCCCGCGCCTCCCGAGTGAATTGGAGAAAGGAAACGCGGGCTTTAGCGAAACCGCTAAGTTACGCCAAGCTTCCCATGAACGGCTTCCATGATCCGGAAATATCCAGGGTAGCCGCGTCTCGTGTTTTAAGACCACGCTTGACAGAAGTGACCAAAGCCTTTGCGCCTGTCAGAGTTCCATCAACAAAACTTTCCGATTCCTCATCGTTTGCCATTGTCAGCGCCGCCCCTAGTTTCGGTTCCATTTGTGTTCCGCTTGTTTTCTTAAAACCGTTCAGCGCGAAAGATGCTGAAGGATTAAAAATCGCACCAGAAACGTCATCGCCGTCCTCGTCAGCAATATAAAGTTCCTGGGCGGAATATGTGAAATCAAATGATTGCGCATACATCCCATCCTCCGCGGTCATTCCCCATTCAATGTCACCATAAACTTTTGCAGCCATACCCCGCGCGCCACCGTCAACCGTCAAGATTGATTACTTCCCGCAATCATCGCAGAAAACTCAACTTTCCCCGAAATAAATTTTTCGTCGAGTTCCCAGATTCCAATATCGACGCGGAACTCGTAAACCTGCAACCCCTCATCCGCGGCCAATCCCCGCTCGTTTTCGGAATTATTTACCCACGCAAGGAATCCTGTGGAATCATCGTCTTCTAAATACTCGCTCAAATCCGCAAGCAAATCCCGGCGCTCCTCGTCTGTGGTATCTCTCGGGTGGACGCGCAAAGCAACAACACCGTCGATTGAGAACACCCCGTCAAGACCCTCATGCTCATCCGGTTCGTCAGCATCTAAAACCAAAGTTTCTTGCCCTTTTACGCCGCTCCAGTCTCTCAGCCGGGCCGGGTATGAAAACCCGCGGGCGTCAAGATACTCACCCAAAGCCACCAAAAAACGATCACTCACAACCATACCCCGCGCCGCCGCGTCAAATCAAACTCACCTATTAATTTTCTTTTCCGCCTTTTTTAAACTCCGTTTCAAATCACGCCTCAACCGGTTTCGAAGGTTTCTTTCTTTCGCGCGAAAGACCCGCTCAATCCCTTTCCTTCCCATCACGTTATTGCGCGCAACGTGGGACGGCTCCGCTTCAAATTTCCAGACGGCTCCCCCAAGACCCGACCTTCTCGACGCACTTCCCGCACTACTCCAGCGGGAGACCCACTTCGCAAACCTCCCAGAAAGCCGGGAATCATTCCCGCCTGTCACCGACCCTTTCGCCATCCCGACGCGCAAAAATAACGAATCCATGTAAGCCCTGAAAACGCTCGACGCGATGCGCTTTTGCTGCCCTGAGACTGTGCGCCCTCGGTTTCCGCGCCGGGACTTGTGCCAGCTTTTTGCCTCCGCCGCGCTCACAATCACACCACGCTGGCCCCGGGCCGAGTCAGGGACGATTTTAAATATTTTAAGCAAATCCTTTCGGATGGCGTTTTTGCCTTTTTCAAGAGACTTCTTCCCGTTCCCGAATGGTTGCGCATTTCTTGTTACGGTATCCCTAACGACTTGCGCCGCCAAATTTGCGAATTCTCCTCCGCTTATTTTCAACCGGCGCCGCAAAGCGTCAATCTCTCGCCGAGTTTCTTGTAGTCCTTTGACTTTTATCTCGCTCATTCCGCCGCCATCAATTCAATCATCCAGGCCGGATCTCCTGGCTCCCGGCTAGTGGACGAAACCCGCATCCGTCGCCCGTCTAAATCCACCAAATCATCGACCGCGAGTCCGCCACTCGAAAGCAACTCAGCACGCACCCGGATGCTCACCACCTCATCCAACTCAAATCCGCCCCTGGCCGCATCTTCCGCGCGAACGTCCGAACTTCGGACGCAATCAATCGTTCCTAAACTTGGCTCATCAACCACCTCCAACTCACCCGGAAACAATGATTCAAGCGCCGCTTGCGCCGCCGCCAAAAAATCTAATCGACCATCTGCCAAACCCATACACCTCGCCCCGCCACGTCAAAACCGCAGAAAAAAAAACGCGCGCGGGCCGAAACCCGCGCGCGTGCACTATGAAAAAACACTACCAATCAAACTTGTTTTGCTTTTGCTTTTTTCGCCGCTGGTTTTGCGGGCTTCGCAGCTTTTACCGCCGCCGCAATTACCTTCGGTCGCTTGCGACGCATTTCAGGACGGTCGATGAAAAACACCTCGTCAACTTTCCCGGCTTCCACGATCTTCGCAAATTCGGCTTTTGCCTCTGAGCGGTTAAACCCGATATAGTCGGCCTTTAGCTTTCCATCTGCACTTGCAGAAACAACGATATTCAAATTTCTCATAATTTCAAAAACTACAGATTGAGCTTTCCCGCGATTAGGACTCAGTGACACGCTCAAGGAGGGCCGCATTGCCCGCCGCGAATCCGTAAATCCATGCGTAATCAATTTGAGCAGATCCGTCCTCTTTCCGGGTCCGACGCTCAAGGACAGATATTCCGGTTCCCTGGCCGTCTTCGTCCAGGTCACTCACAACGCGCACGGCCGCATTTCTCGGCACATCTTCCCATCCAACAAGACCGTCTTCATTGGCATCACGCGGAACTCCGGTTGCGCCAACAATGGCACCGGGAGCCATTACGAACCCATTAAGAGCCTCGGAATTATTCGGAAGGTTTGGAGCCTCAAACCAGGTTGCCCCGGCATGAACAATAGAAGCGGGCGCCAGGCTTACCACATCGTGAGCCGCGGGATTGCTATCAATTGAATTTACAAGCGGATCGCCGGTAAGAGCCTCATAAGCGTCGCCATTGAGAACCCCGAGACGCCCGATGAGGGGAGCCTTGCGAGCGGAAAGCTTTTTGCGAATCAAGCGGCAAGTGTCGCTATCCATATCAGCGGCAACTTTCACATTTGAATTCGTAAAGGCGCTTGCCGTAATGATTGCGTAAAAGTCATCAAGCAAGCCCTCCGCAAGCGCGCTTGCGAGAGGCGCAGCGAACTCAGCAATCAAATCGCGATTTGTTGAACTCATTTCGGCCGGGGAAAATGAAGCCGATGTTGCTTTAAAGTTTGAAGCAGTAACCGAAACATCCGTTCCAGTAACATCCTTTGCACTGTATCCGCTCGATGCGTCATAAGCCGCCGTCACTGATGGAATGCGGGTTTTAATTGTTTCGTCCTTGCGCGCACGCTGGTCTGAAAAGCCCATGTAAAAACGCATCAGAGGAGGCATCGCCTCCACCAAATGATCCAAGACGCTTTGCGAAATGTTATCGCCCAAAGTAGTTCCTAATGAATTAGCCATAATAATAGTTTCTTTTAAATTTTGTTAAAAATGGAGCCGTTTGAAAGGAGACCCCGGCCCTTTTGTTAAGCTCCAGCGATTTCCGCTTGAAGCCGTTTGTGCAAACCCCGCTCGCGCGCCGCGTCACCGCTTGCGCGCGCTTCAAGAATTTGCTTTTGCAGATCTTCAATACTTTCGACACCATCGCCATCATCGGGCGCTGGCAGGTCATGAGCATCCGCGGCGGTAAACCCGCTTTCGCTCAAAATTGCGTCAAGTTCCCGGCTTTCAGCTTCTAGCGTTTCAACGCGAGCTTCTAACCTATCACGATCTCTAACCGCATTTTCCGCCGCGGCCGTCGCTTTTTCCAGCGCCAAGCTTAAACGGTCATTTTCTGCATGGAGCGCCGCAATTGCCGCACTCCCATCAACATTCTCACCACTCGCACCGGAACCAGCCCGGGCGCGCAAGAAAGAACGAAATTTGTTCACAATTCCACCCTCATCCGAATTTCCGACCTCCTGAGAATGTTCAGGGGTCTCCTCGGGAGTTTCCTCGGAAGTTTCATCGGGGGTCTCCTCGGGAGTTTCCTCGGAAGTTTCCTCGGGGGTCTCCTCGGGAGTTTCCTCGGGGGTCTCTTCGGGAGTTTCCTCGAGGGTCTCCTCGGGAGCTTCCTCGGGAGCTTCCTCGGGGGCCTCCTCGGGAGTTTCCTCGGGGGTCTTTTCGGGAGTTTCCTCGGGTGTTGCCTCGGAAATGTTCACCAACTCTTCCGGGGCATTTCTAAAGCGGTTTTCGAGACTCACGCCCTGCGCAACCGCCGCCGCTTGGACTGGCTCCAAGACTTCATGAGCAAATCCTTTCTCCAATGCCTCCGCGCCATTCATCCAGGTCTCCGCCGCCATCATTTCGCGCACCTCGTCAACCGGAAGCTCCGAACGCTTCGCGTAGAAATTCACAATGTCATCCCCCAGCTTGTCAACCAAATCAGCAACGCTCCGCAACTCATCACTCCCGCCCCAGGCACCCGCGGAAACATCATGGATCATAAGATAAGCATTTTCTGGCATCACGACAACATCCGCCGCAAGCGCAATCACGCTTGCCATTGACGCGGCCAATCCCTCAACGCGCGCCGTCACCTTTGCCGGATGATTTAAAATCCCATTGGCAACCGCCCAACCATCCAACACCGAACCGCCTCCCGAATGGATGCGCAAATCAATTTCTTCAACGTCACCCAAGCCGCGCAAATCTTTTAAAAACCGCGACCCCGAAACCTCCCAGCCGATTTCTCCAAAAATATCAACCCGCGCCTGTTTTGGAGAATCACCCTCGCCAACCGCGCCAGAAACCGCGCCTAAGGCGCTCATTGAATACCAGCCATTTTTTGCCATACCCCGCGCGCCACCGTCAACACACGCGGAGAGTTTGCCGCAAACTCGACAAATTAAGCCTCTCCTAAGAGCTCGCTTTGCAGTTCGGCGCGCTTTTTCTCGCGCCAAATTTCTTCGCGTAAAACTTGCTCCTCAGCTTCTTTCCAATCCATTCCCTGCTCCCCCCAAAACGCTTGACGGGATTTTAAGTTTTTCTCAACGCGCTCAACGTCCAATTTTCCATCCCGACCCCGGTCAATGGTCATGTCCGCCTGGGGAATCCACCGGGAGACCCACCATTTTGCCCCTTCCTTTGGTCGCTCCAATCTTCCCGCTTGAATTTCTTTAGCGAGGAAATACATCCAAATTCTTTTACAATCCCGGGCAAGATCCATTTGCTCGTCCTCAATAAATCTCCTGGTGTCGGCCATAACATACCTCATCCCCGGGCCGCTCATCTTTGACGCATCCCATAAAACTTCCGGGTGCAATTTTAAACCGCTTGCAACGTCGCGAATCATCCAACTCAAAAGCGCAATTGTGTTTGGATGCGGGCGCGTATCCTGGAGAGCCTTCACGCTTTGCCCCGGATTGAGTCCCTGAAATTTTCCACCCCGCAAAACCTTTTCCATTTGGATCATCTGGGCCTGAGCATCGCCCCCGGCCGGGACCGGCGGACCTCCCGCGTCGCCTTCGCCGAGGTAAGCTTTTAGATCCTTTGAAACTTGCGCCCCGCCGTCTCCCTCCATCGAAGTCTCCAACCAGAGACCCCAAAGCGCCGCCAGTTTTACCGCGTGCTTTGTGTCAGCCAAAATCTCAATCTGGTCGATCACATTGCTGACCGCGTGAGCTAACCCCGAAACTTGGCGCACCCGGCCCGGACGCTCCAGGGAATAATGATAGACCCCCCGCTCCCGGGGGATTGTCCCTTTAACTTTGCCATTCCCAGAAAGAACCCGGAACCCGGCCCGCCCACCAAACTTGGTAAGAAAAACCCCATCCCGGAGATTTTTCGGCATCTTTTCATTCCAACGCCTTTGTCCGTCCCCGATTTGATGCGCGCCGTAAAACAAAATTCTCCCGCCGCCTTCCGACCCTTCCATCAACACCGACAAGCCATCGCCATCTACGACCTTAGCCCGCTTTGTGGCACCCTGCCACATCATAAAATTCATCTCCTCCGCCATGTCAAACGCTTGCGGGTGCTCCGCGCGGCGCCAAAACGCTTCCTCCGCTCGTTTGTCATATTCCTCATCACCGCTCGCCGCCTGGGGAGTCAATGTCCCAATAAGGCGAGAAACCCCGGTTTCACATCGGCGCATAAATCCCACGTTTGCAACACCCGCCCGGGCCTTGCGCATCACCTCCAGGCGATCATGACCAGACAATTCCCGGCCGGTGTCCAGGGTAGGCCAAACAACATATCCCCGACGCTCAGACTGTTCCGCGGCATCCCAGCCGCTCAAATTCACCGGTCCCCCACCGTCAAGCAGTGGACCACCTCCGGAAACCTGAGCATTTTTCCTGTTTCGATTTTTTCCGCCACGTTTTCCCCTGCGAGCCATACTTTGAAAGCTTGCGTCAATAATCACAAATCAAAAAATTCAAGTCCGGACCGCGCGATTGCTGAAATCCAAATGATTCACCTGGGGATTTTTCAGCGCCTCCGCGTCCTCATCGCGATCAATATAATCAATCGCGGCATTGCAAATTGCCATCACCTCTTTTGTGTCACCTTCCACAAACACCCCTTGCGATCCGCCTTCCTTAAAATTCGCACCTGTCACCTCAACCCGGGGGAGATTTCCCGAATGAGCAACCACGGCCGCGTCCCGAATCACGACCAACTCCGCGCGGGAATATTTTTCGGCATAAGCGCGCACAATATCGACATCAACTTTCACACCCCGACGCCCCGCGTCAAAGCATCAAAAAAGTTATCTATTTAAACGCTCGATGATCCAGGCGCTTAATTTTTTGTTTTCTTTCTGGGCTTTTTTCACCCATTTCGCTTTTTCAGAGAGATCACAACGAAAATGCACGACTCCCTTTTTTGAATCGTCTTTTTTAGTTCCAAATGGTCTCCCGATTTTTGCCATCACTCCCAAAAATTTCCTAGTTCGAAAACCTCCTCACAAATCCTTTAGATGTCAATTTCCTTTTCAGATTGATCAATGGCGTCTTGCCCGTGACTGATGAAAATTTTCATTTTTGCGGGCAAGTTTGTTTTTGCTTATTTTTTCCATGACAATTCTCCGCGCTTCCCGGGAAATACTTTCCAGGACAAAACGAAATCCATATTTTTTCTCGAAAGGATTCGCATGGGTCCAATAATAACAGGAAAACGATGCTTTTAAAAAGTCGCGATCTTTAAAAGAACACGGATTTTTCAAATATCGTCCGTAGAGACAATTTGCCGCTTTGTTAATCTGAGACGCGAAATGAATTCTGATTTCTTCGCTTACCTGGTAAAATTTTTGATTAGTCATTTTAATGTTTTTTAAAGTTGAGCGGGGGGATTGGACCCCCGCAAAAATGTTTGTTCTAAATATTAAAAGTTGTAATCGTAATATTTAAATGGCTCATCTGCAAGATTGCCTTTTGATCCGCCTGTGTAAACCGTCTTTTGTCCCCTAAACTGCCATCCGCCATTATTGCGCAGAGTCATTGTCCAAAGGGGCGAATCTTCATTTGACTCATAAGACCAAAGCTGACCTTTTGGATGACTTGTATGGCAGCAAAACCCTCCAGGGGAATGCTCGTCATCCTCTTTATTAATCCGCTCACAAATCATTCTCCGGACTTTTGCAGTTTTGCCATTGGCGCTCATTTCAATCACCTCATACGGCTCATAATCAGTATGAAGTCTGTAATTAATAAACTGGGTGGCTTTGCTTCTAGTTTTCATTTTTTCTGTCTTTCTTTTTTTTGACTGTCCCGGTTCCGCCGGGGCGGGCCAGGGGCTTTCCCCGCTGACAAATTGAAATTACATCAGAGAATTAAATGTGTAAACAATTATTCTCGCTTTTTCTAACTTTTTTTCGGACCGGGTTTCCAAACTCATCAAAAGCTCCTGACTCAATCACCCATCCGCCCGGGCCTCTTTTCTCCCAGCAAACTTGATTTATAGGATTCAACAATAAGGCTCTAATCATCGACCAATTCGTTTGGCAATTATCCACTGATTTTTCAACTCCGTTAAATTCGTAAGTAATTTGATCCGAGTTCGCTCCCTCCTGGGAGATGATGACGATTTTGTTTTTCGATTTCATTTTTCTGTCTCTTTTTTTGACTTCCCGGTTCCGCCGGGGCGGGTGGCGGGGGGATCGGACCCCCGCGTTTTGCCTTACCAACGCGGGCCGACCCATTGATATGGGGTTTTATTCATTTTAAAATCCCATGGCTTGCCGTTTAGACTGCCAGACTCAGCAACTTCCTCCGCACTCATGGGAACAAATTCGCCAAGCGCAATGTGAACTTTCCGCGCGGGAGTTCTTAGAAAAGCCCATTCTTCCCACATGTCCGATTTATCTGACGCCCACCGAAAGGCATCGTAAAAATTTTTCACTGTCTCCCATTCGCCAGCAATTGCCTCGTCAAAAATCATTTCAATTTCTTCGAGCAGCGCGGGAGACGCTGTTTCCCGGATGATTTCTTCCTTTTTCTGTCTTGTCATTTTCTGTCTTTCTTTCTTCGACTGTCCCGGTTCCGCCGGGGCGGGTCAGGGGCTTTCCCCGCTGACAAATCCAATTTACCTGAGATAATTAAATGTGTAAACAATTATTTCTACTTTTATTTATCAGGAGCATCATCAGCATCCTCTCCAATTTTAAAATCCGGGCCTGGAACAACTACCTCCGAACCCCTCACCAGGTGCCCGAAAACACCCCAACCAATCAGCGCCAATTTAACGCAATCCGCGAGATCGTTTCCTTTCGGGGTGTTCCAGGTCGCTACCCCGGCGCGCTCCGTTAAAAACTCCCTGGTGAATTCCATCGCCTCCTCTCCGCGCAAATCGCGCGGGAACGATAACCTCCCGTGTTCATGATCACCATTCACCACGGCCGCGTTTTCTAAAATCAGGCGATGATACAGAAACCATTTAAAACCATCGTCGGCATACCTCAACACGCTCACTTTTTCACCGGCATCGCCCGAGTCTTTGTCCACGTAATACTCCCGCCAAACCGTCGAATGCCCGCCCTTAATTCCCCCCGTTCCTTTTGAGGGATTAAATACTGGATAAAGCTTCAAACAATTTTGCCGAACCTCCCAAGTCCGATGCCCCCCTTCATCAGTCAAATTCACCTGGACCGGGTAAAAAACGCCCTCGAAAGCAACGCCCTTCTTCATCCACTCAACCGCGTCTTTCCAGAGTAAAAAGGTTTCAAAATCGCTCACCATAAAATCCCCTTTTTCGGTGTAACCAACCTTGCAACATTTGAAGCAATCATCTTGCGTATCAATATAACCACCTACCAAAACGGGTTTCACCGGGACCGACCCGCGCGGGTAATCCGCCCGCATTGTCAAAATATCCGAAAGCATCACTTTTTTCCCGATGCCCAATTTCCAAGCTTCGCCCAGGCGCCCATTGACTAGCTTTCTTAATTTGATCGGATCTTTTCCGGCCTCGGCTTTTTCCGCCGCCAAATCACCCCAGCGACTCCCGGACCACATGGCGTAGAGATCATTATGATAAACGCTCATCCGGCGCGGAAACCATTTCGGAACCTCGACCCCATCACGCTCCTCGTAATTCGTCGGACGGACCTCACCAAACTCAAACATTTCGCGCTTCATGCGCTCAGAGATTCCTCGCCCGCAATCTTCGCACTCATATTCGGCCTTTTCTCTAACAAGATTCAAATCCAGCGCACCCCAACGGTCCACCAGGTGATCATATTTCACCTGGTCAAGTCGCAAAAATTGCATATGTCCGCAATGCGGGCACGGGACAAAATCGCGATGGCCGGATCCGCTTTGAACAAAACGCCAAATCTGCCCGAGTTCATCAGTGGGAGTTGAAAAGCCGCAGCCTTTTGCGGCCACCGTCGCCTTTTTTCGGTCCGATAAGAGATCGAGAGTTTGCGCTTCGCGCTTCGGGGTCCGGTGCTTTTCCACCTCATCACCAACGACAAATTTCACCCCGGGCTTGCTTGCCATGTCTCCAACCGATCCCGCACCGACAAACCAGGCGCTTAATCGTCCAAGCTCAATTTTAAGACCCTTGGTCTCATCATCCGAAAGCGTCGCCATCAATGACTGCAACGCGGGAGCCTCCTGGAGCAACCAAACAAATCGCTCCGCGACATCGCCCGCGCTCTTTTGAGAGTCCATTGCGTAAACCATATTCCCGGGGTCGTATTCGACTTGGCGAACCATTGCCGCGAGCGCGTGCAGAGTAAAAGCGGACTGCGACCCCTTAGCCGCATACATTTCCGACCACCTTTCCCCATCGTCCGCATCCAAAAATTCCTCCCAAAACCTCGCCGCGGATGGAGTCAAGCTGCGATCATAAGGCCCGGCAAAATCGGCATTTTCTCCCGGGGTAATCACAATATTTTCCTCACACCATTTCCCAAACGGCAAACGTCGAACCCCGCCCCAAACTCGCTCCTCAACCCCGGACAAAAGTCCCGACATCTCCACCCCGATTCCATCAAGCAAATCCGAAATCATTCCGGGCGTCCTCCCTCAGATTTACTTTCAACCAGGACCCGATTCACTTCCCGGTCCCAAACTTTCACCCACTCCGCCTCGCTCGTCGTTTCAAGTAGGGCCGAACGCGCGGCGCGTCCCAGCATAGCCCCCGAAACCCCCTCTCGAACCGCCGCCTCTCTTGGCTCCCATTCTTTTCTCATCCACATTTTCAACAACTCCAACGCGGCCGAAACCGCATCGTCGCCCTTTTGCAATTGCCGCTGGATTTCCAAACCATCTTTCCACCGCCGCAGCGCGGAATCTAAATTTTTCCCCTCGGCCCGCAATTGAACATAAACCGAATACGCCCGCTCAACCTCCTCAATCACGCGCGACAAATTAAGCGACAATCCCAAACGCCCCAAAACTCCTTTCAGCACCTCCACCTCCACCAAGTCCAACTCCAACTCACCAACCGGCTCCGCTACCTCGAGCGCCGCCATCACCCCGCGCGATGATTTCACTTTTTTCGACGGCTCGCGCCCGTAGTGCGCGCGATACCATTCCAAAAACGCTTCGCCATCATCCGGCCCCAAGGGAGGAAGCTCGCCAACCTCCTCACCTTTCTCGCGCCAATTCAAAAGCGTCCGGGAACCGACCCCCCATCTCTCTTCTAAAACAAAATCATTTTCTTCGTTCATTACTAATCCTCCAATTCGTTCACCTTTACCCCTTGCAAAATGTAGTCTCTGATTCCATCAAACCACTCGCGTTTTTTTCGAGCGCGCCATTCAGGTTTTTTAGTAAAGAACTCCCGCGCGAATGTTGATTTTTCTTTAAAATAAGCCACAACATCCTCCGCCTCACACCAATCCTGGTAGAGTTCAAAAACGCGGTCCATGCGAACACTCCGCGCACCATCCTCCCCCTCATCCACTAGCACTCCTGACTTCAAAAAGGTTGCTACCTGGGCGCGATGCTTCAAAAGATCATCGGTTGCCGCCTGGCTTCGCTCGGTATGCTCAAACCTCCCGCGCTCCGCCAGACGTTGATACCCCACCAAAGCCCAATTCAAAATTCCAGACATCTCCTCTTGGAAACGTGCTTGAAAACCGTATTCCATATTTTTCCGGTCAATCGGCTTTTCAAAATTTACCTGGATAAAGCGCCTTTCGAACCCGCCGGAACTGTCGGGTGTCATTGCCGCAACATTTGACTCCATCACCAGGCGACCATTGGGGCGAAAATCAAACCCTTCCCCATATTTGACATCCACGCCAATCGGATCGCCGGAAACAATCGCTTTGATCAATCCAATGTGTTTAAAACTCCGGCTCGTCAATTCTTTCGCCAGGAAAAGTGACTTCCCAACCAATTGCTGCCGCGTAAATGGATTGTCTAATTCCGTAAGCTCCAAGCTGACGCGATTTTTCTCCCCCACCAACCATTCCAAGACATCAACGCAAGTTGACTTCCCGGTGCCGCCTTCGCCGTAGAGGAAAAAAAAGGAATGATAGTTGATGCCCATCCCCAGACAATATCCGAAAATCTCTTGAATTTGGGCGCGCGTCGCCTCGTCCTCCTGGCGATCCTCCAACCACCGCAACCACTCAGGACACTCCGCCCCGGGAATGTAATTGTGCGGGGTTTGCACCGTTGTAAAATACCCATGTCGATGAGGGAAAAGTTTGCCGGTCTCGACATCAAGCAACCCATTGCGGACCGGAAAAGTTCCCTCCGGGTATGAATTTAACTGTTCCGGGAAAACTACCTTTTCCGAACGCGCCAGTCCAACAATCGAACCGACGCGGGCTTTCGTCACCAATTCTTCACCACCGCAATCAACCATCGCGCGCCGAACCTTTCGCTCGATCCAGGTTTTTTCTCTCCGCTTTTCCCAGAGACCCCGCGACTTTTGCCAACGATAGAAAAAATCGCCGCAAAAAATCAATTTTTCACTTTTGACCAATCGCCGCGCAAGCCGGTCCTCATAAAGCGACACTCCACCGCGCGAACTTTTTAAAAGACAATCGGAAAGAAAATCTATTTCTTCGACTGCCGCGGACTCCGCCGCGTTCATCAATTGATTCACCTGGTCATCGACAAAAACCCCGCGATCCCATCCCCCTAAAATCCAGTCGCTCACATCGTCGCCAACCTTTGCGCCTTCCCATAAATCATCCAACATCAAAAGACCGACTCTATCGCAAACCTCGAACAACTCGCGCGCAATTTTCTCCGCTCCTTCCAATCCCGGTTTGTCATAGTCCGGGATAATCACCACCCAACGATCCCGGAAATATTCCGCGAAATCATTTCGCCATTTTCCCGCACCCATCGGAAGACAAGTTGCAATTACGTCCTCACCTAGACGCTCCAGGTTCTCAACATCCTTCTCCCCCTCGACCAAAAAAATCGGTTCCACTTTGCTCGCCTCCAAAATACGCGGCAATCGGTATGGATAAACCCTGACATCCTTGAGACTCCAAACCCATTCCCCTTCGTCCCCTACTCCGGGCCGACGTTGCCGGAATCCTTTCGGCTCAAACCTTAGCGTCTCATGCGCCAAATCCCCGCGCTCGTCCTGGTAGGAATAAATTTCTTTGATTTCGGAACGACCTCCCGCCGCGCGAGTTTTCTTTTTTTCCGGGACCGGCTTTCCTTCCAGGCGATCCGCCAAACTCGACTTTTTGACCACCTCAAAATTTCGTTCCACCTTCGCGGCTTTTTTTACCGGTCGTTTTTTAGTAAAACCGGCGGCGTCATCACTGCGAACCCCCGCGAACTCGCAAAAAAGTTTGATAGCGTCCCCTGTAGACAATCCGCGCGCGCGTTCAATCGCTTGAACATCGTCACCGCTTTCCCCGGTGCCGTGATCTTTCCAAAACCCGTGCCCGTTTTCGTCGATCCAAACCGAAAACGAGGGGTTTTTATCTTCGCGCCAAGGGGAATGAATTTTTGCCGGACTTCCCGGCGTGATCGCCTCTACTTTCTCCGCGCCCCGAAGTCCCAAACGTCCCCAAAGCGAGGAAATTGGAAACCGCGCGCGGCATTCGTCCAGGTCACTCACGCTTCCACCTCCCCGCACAAGGCAAACAATTTGCCATTAAAAAACAACTGATTGAATTCACTCATTATCTCAACTCAAAATCAATTTTTAAAACCCATCCGCCGCAATGCTCTCTTGGCAAGATTCAAATCTTCAGGCGTAAAATCCTTCCGCGCTTGCAACAAATCAACGCGGAGCGAAATCTTTTCTCTCCTTGTCAAAATCTCACCCGAGACGGGAACCCGCGGCGGCCTTTTGGGAACAAATGTCCGTTCGCATTTTCTAATTTCGTTCAAGCTGCGGATCTGCATTTGTCCAACCGCGCTTCGATATTCGCTTTTTCTTGCCGTTCTTTTCATGAAATAAAACTTTTTTTAAACGTTCAATCCAGGCCGCAAAACAAAGGCAAAACCTCCAATTTGTTTTGCTCGATCTCGTCCGAAACCCTAGCGCCTTCCACTCCCCCCAGCCACTCCACCACCCCAGGCATCACCGACCCCGGATTGATAGCCGGGCGCGGAACTTTTGCCCGCAATGACGCTTTGGCGTCCCCAGGCAAGCCAAGGCAAAGATGAATTTCTACCAACCAATTTACATAGCGCCATCCCCTCAACGGGCGATTTCGACGCCCCCACAACTTCCGCAAAACTCGCCTCAATTCCCGCTGGTCATCTAACGCCAACAACTCCACCGGTCCATGAACCCATGACTCAATCACGGAATGGATCACGCGACGATATCTCAACCGAATCCGGCTCGCTGTCTCCCAATCACTCATTAAACCACCACCGCGCCCTGGTCGATTTCCGCCATGAAAACTTGCGCCGAATCTGGCACCTCCCAGCCCTCCGCCTGGATTACACAAAACCCCATTTCAAACCAAAATCGGCACTGCTTTTGTGCCGATTGCATTTCATACAAAACGACACGATGAAACCCGCGTTCCCATAAATACAAAATTGCCGCCTGTGCCAATCGCTCACGCACTCCCAGAGATTCAAAATCCGGTCTCACATAAAATTGATGCAAAAACCCGTGCCCCGCGATATCATCCCAGCTGATTGTCACCGTGCCCACTAACAAGTCTTGAGAACGGTAATTCATCAAAACCGCTTCGCCCTGGTGAGCAAAATTCATTTTCAAAATTTCAATTTTCATCTCTAAAAAAACTTATGTTAAAAATTAAGCCCGGCACTCTCTCCAAAAATCCAGCAGACCCAAGATCCCCGCGAGCCGCACCAAACGCGGAGACTCTTCGCCGCGTAAACACCACCAAATCACCACCGGAACCCAAGTTTCAAACTCGTCCTCTACTGACGAAATCGCCCCATTTTCCACGCTTTCGAAACTTCGCAAGCCCCCGGAAATGACCTCAAAAGATTCCAAACGCCATCCGGGACATTCGCCATCCATCACCGCAAGCATCACCTGAGATTTAGGAGCGACCTCTTCCCAGTCATCGAGAGACAACAAATGATCTCGGACCACCCAAGGATTCCAACCAGACTTTTCAACCTTGCGATCAATTGTCTCAACATTTGCCTCACTAGATTCCGCCGGAGGCGCTTGTTTTGGCGCGCCCAACTCATCCGAAACTTTTGGGCCGATTGTAAACGAGCGACCCGCCTCCCGCGCCGCGCGCTCCGCGGACTGAATCGCACCCCCATCAACCAGGACAACGACGTTCTCAAAATCGTCTCCCAACACTCCCCCAGCAGGAACCAGCATCCCCTTGAGACCATGCGCCTCGGCAAGCTCTCCCCAGGTCACTCCCTTTTCACTTTCGCGCGCCGCAAGCCCCCCGATGGCATCACCGCCAGTTTTCCATTTTCCCCGGCCCTCTCCATACGAATGAACGTAATCCCCCCACAACTCCGGATCTTCAACGGGGGCCGCCAAATCACCCCATTCGAATTTCAAAACCTTTTCCCAATGCTCCGCCCACTTGCGCCGATTTTCGCGCGGCCGAACGTAGCGGTCCCGAACCAAATCACGAACGCGATCCGAAGTTAATTCGTCGCCGTAGTTTAAAATCTCTTGCGCGAAATCAACCCTCTCAACCTCGTCCACCTGTAGCAGCGCCCGGGCGCTTCCCAACCCCAACTCACCAATATCAACCGCATCCCGGACCACCTCCGGAAGCTTTCCCAAATCTAAGCGCGCTTGCACCCATCCCTCAGATTTTGACACCTCCGCGGCCAAATCTTTTTCGAGAACACCAAGCTCCCGCAAGTCTGCCAGGGCACCCGCTTCCTCAACTGGAGACAATTCTGAACGCGCGATGTTTTCCGAGAGTTGAGCGCGGACAACATCCAAATCACTCATCTCCCGAACGACACAAGGCACCCGATCCCGTCCCAAACTTTTCAACGCGCGATAGCGACGCTCGCCCGCGACAATTTCAAACTTTTCTCCACTCCTCCGCACCACTACCGGCTCCAGCAATCCGCTCACCTCAATCGACCGGGACAAATTTTCCGCGGCCTCATCGCAAAACCTTTTTCGGGGATTTGTTTTGGACGGAAATAAATTTCCAATCTCAATCAATACAGCATCAAATTTTTCCGCCCTTTTCTCGTTTTTTATCTCACTCATTTATTCTCTCGTTTGTTTTTGTTCAAATCTTTCCAGACCTCGGAACTTTTTGCGCGCTGGTCGCGCCCTTGTTGAAATGTCCCCTTTGCACTCGCGCCCGTGTAATCTAGCGGTTTGTTGCAGACCCGATAGACGCGCTCCATCATGCCCGCCCCAGTCTCACCGCAATCTTTCGCAAGCTTAGTCTGACTCCATCCGCTCAATTCTTCGTGATTGCAAAAAAGGCCCATCGCTAAAACTAACTTGCCAACCAACAAATCATCCGCGCCGTATGAAAACCAATAGTCCAAAATTCTCCTGGCCACTTCCCGGCGCTCTTCACCAGCCAAAGTTTTTCGCGCGCCCAGCATCGGCGCCCCCGTTCCGCGCGTGTGTCCCAGGGCACTCGCTAAAGCCCGACACCGCGACCCCACTTTTTGCGGAGACAACTCCCGACGCCAACCCGTTAAAACAAATCCAAACATCACGCGCATCACCGCGGCCCGTTCCGATTCCACATCCTCAACCCCATCCTCAAATCGTTCCAAGAGTTCCGCCGGAGTAAGGCGACTGCCCCCAAACAAATCCCACCCAAGCTCCCCGCCCTGGTGTAAAAAAGCTTCATCCAAAACGCCCGCCTCATCTGTCTCGCTTGCACGCTTCATTCACCATCCCCCTTCCGAATTAACTTTGAAACCTCCGCGAACATTGACACGGATTTTTCTGTTAGATAGTAACGCGACTTCACCGCCACCCGGCCGCTGGGACTTTCTCCCAATCCCCTCAACGACTCAACCAATCCCTTTTCCCGAAAGCCCCCCAAGATTTTATTAATCGTTGGTTGCTGCAATTTTAGTGCTCGGCACAAATCCAATTCCGTCAAACCATTTTTCGCTTTTACAAGCTCACACAACGCCAAAGATTGACTCAAAGAAGTGACACCCAGGTTTCGAAAAAGCGCAATCAAAACAAAAACCGCCTCCACCAAATCAATCCGCACCTGGGACAAGTTCACTCAGCCCCCCCTTCCGAAGTAATCGCGTAATAAAGCCTTTCCACACCCTCACAAACCTCCGCAAGATTTGGCATCCGCCCCCTTTCCTCATCTCCAACCGTCACCTCAAAAGTAATCCGGCACGCAAGGAACGGATGATTAGTTTTCACGCGAAAAGTCCTCTTTCCATCTTCCAAGGGACTCCCATGAAAATCACTCACCAACTCCAAGCCAGAGAGAGATTTTTTGTTGAACCTTTCAATCATCATTTCGCCCCCCTTTCGAACCCCTGCCACTGGCGGACACTTGAAACCGTGACTAAAAAAGAAGAAACCCCGGGCACCCGCTGAAATGGACCACCTGGCTCCGCCATGCGGCGCAGTTGCGTGTCACTGAGTTTCGTTTCTTTTTTTAGCTCTTTCATGTCAAACGGCTCGGTCCGAGGCGGCAAAACGACGGCCTCACCGCGCGCCACCATTTCCTCACAAACCGCCGCGACAAATTGGGCGCGCTCATTTTCCGGAATATTCAAAAGGAATTTCACGATTTCACCCGCCTTCCTCCAAGTCGCCAAACAAGGGATTTCGCTGATGAAGAAATCTTTAATTCGCCGCGCGCTAATAATTCAAGACCCCCGACAAGACACATCCGGCGCAAATCTTTCACCGCTATTCCCGTCTCTTCTCGTCCTCTGACCAATGCGGCCTCAATTTCGTCTTTACTCATTGCTGCAAAAAAATATGCCGCCAATTGGGTGGCATGACAATATTTATTTGCCACCCAACCGACGTCTTTCAGGATTTATTTGGTTTAACCCCCTGATTTTCAATTGCTTTTTAGGCATGAAAAAAATGATATTATAAGAAAATAGTCGACAAGACACCCGATTTGCATAAAATTGCGGCGTGAAAAAAACCGGTGACATATCCCGTCTCTCCCAAAGACACCCCTCCCCAATAATTAACGACCTGAAAAAAATCTCGGACCAATCCGGGGTTTCTCAAGTTTCGTTGATTGCAGCCTGCATTTGCGGGCTTAAGAAGACATGGAAACTCGAAGGTGAGCTTACCTTTCCTTTTGTAGTCATCTCTGAAAAAAAGTACCTCGACCTTCTCGAAAAACAAAACGATTAGATCGGAAAACCCACCCCACCCTAAAACACTCAACTCATTTTTGAGTTGAGTGTTTTTTTGTCCACCCTGTCCACCCTGTCCACCCAAAATCCGAGAAACCTTTATACGTAAGGAGGAATGGGGTATTTATACCCTATATTGAAATTTGTTCAAAACTGGGTGGATAGATGGACAGAAAGCCAGAAAGCTATAAGGAATATAGCTTCAAGCTTGTCCAGGGTAGAGAAAACTTGCATGGACAAATCAAATTTACCCTGGACAACTTAGTTCAAAAGAACACCTCTCAAATCAATTTTGTCCAGGGTAGAATTAATTTTGTCCATGGTAGCACGCTCGAAAGATTGCTTGCATGGACAAAACCAAGCAGCAGCAAGCCGCGATTTTTTGGCCTTAAATCAGCCCTAAAATCACCGCGATTTGCTCCGCGAAACCCGACGCGAAAACCGGGCATCAAGCGACATCAAAACCAATCCCGGGCACACCAATTTTTCGAACCCGGGCACCGCCGCATCACTCACCTGGATCGGAAACCATGACAGCGGTTTCACCTCAAAAAAATGAGCGCGGCCCGGGCCGAGAAAGAACCCCATAAAACTCAAAAAAAAGCATCTCCACCCACTTTCCACTCCCGCCGAACTTTTCACACCCTATTTCAGAAGATATCATGATTTCCTCCCCTCATGTCCCCTCGGAAACCAGAAAAACAAAATTCCTCCCCTTTTCGCGGGAACATAGTTTGAGACAACAC